TTTTGTCAATGTCAGGATATGGCACTCATTCTCGTCAAGTGTTTCGCTGGCTCGAGACAAAAAACGTTAACATAACTTCGCAAATTTTACCATGGGGAATTACTCCGTGGCACGTCAATCCAGCCGCTTTAGATGGATTGGTCGGAAGAATAATGTCAACTGCATCTCCGCCGCCACACGCAAAATTTGATATTTCCTTTCAAATTCAGCTGCCAAATGAATGGGATCCCAGTTTAGCAAATTTCAATGTGGGAATTACCGCAGCGGTTGAAACTGACCGGTGTAACCCAAAATGGATTGAAGCTTGTAATAAAATGAACAAAATAATCGTTCCTTCCAGTTTCACTCAGCAGTGCTTGAAAAATTCAGGGGTGCTCACAACTCCTATAGAGGTTATTCCAGAAGCATTTTATGATTGCTTGTTAGATCAAGAAAATGAAAAGGAGCTAGACTTAAATTTATCTACTGATTTTAATTTTTTAATATTCGGTCAGATAACTGGAGGTAACCCCTTCACTGATAGAAAAAATACTTTTTTTATGATTAAGTGGCTATGCGAAGAATTTGCAAATAATGAAGATGTCGGCATAGTTATTAAGACCAATCACGGCACCAATTCTTCTAAAGATCGACAAATTACTTCTATCATGCTAGATAAACTCTTGGCAGAGGTCCGCCCTGGATCATATCCACGAGTGTATATGCTTCACGGCGCGCTTGAGCAAGAAGAAGTGCAAAGCGTTTATCAAAACCCTAAAATTAAAGCTTTAGTGGCAGCTACTCGTGGCGAGGGATATGGACTTCCGCTGCTAGAAGCCTCAGCGGCGAGTTTGCCAGTTATTGCCACTGGTTGGTCTGGCCATCTAGATTTTCTGAAAAAAGGAAAATTTATTTCTTTAGATTATGATTTAGAGCCAATACCTCAAGCCCGGGTCGATGAACAAATTTTTATTCCCGGTTCACGGTGGGCGTGTGTTAAAGAAAAAGATTTTAAGTTAAAGTTAAGAAAGTTCTATAAATCCCCCAACAAGCCGAAAGAATGGGCAGAAAATCTTTCAAAAACAATTCATGATAATTTTTCGCAAACTTCTATTAATAATTTGTATTCTCAATCTTTGAATGGGCTTTTATGACTACACTAGAAATTATTCTCATTTGCTCTAATATAGTTTTTTTAGTACTTTTAGGAACTTCCGTGCTCTATAATATTCGTCATGGAATCCTATTGATCAATATTATTGAAGCCATTGAAGATACTTTAGATATTTTAGACGAAAAGTATGCATCAATGTCTAAAATTTTAGAAACCCCCTTGTTCTTTGATAGTCCACAAATTAGAAGTGTTATTGATGATATAAGAATTTGCAGAGATTCGCTGCTTAGATCGGCTAATATATTAACCATTGTTCGACAGGAAGAAGATGAAGAAAAAACGGATAATTAGAAGATCTAAAGGAAAGTCTAGAGTTCTTTATTTTGATCAAAACACTCAAAAGGCTATAGTCGAGTTTCAAGTTTCTCTTTGCGATAAAGAAAAGAGTGCCATATATCAAGAAAAAATCATGCCAGCTTTTGATAAGCTTGTAGAAAATCTAATTTTAATATATGGATTTTCGAGGCGAGAATCGTTTGATGTCTTGAAAAATGATTGTGTTTCATTTTGTTATGAAACCCTTCCCAAGTTTGATGAATCTAAAGGTGCCAAGGCATTTTCATATTTTAATGTAGTTGCTAAAAACTGGCTTATTCTAAATTCTCGAAGGCGGGCTCGTCAAGTTAATGGCCACTTGAGTTTATCGAATTTACAATACATGAATGCTCGAGATAAAAACGCTGTTGCGAGTCACCAAGTAGCCCCTTCTCCAGATGATATAATGATTTCAAAAGAATATCGCAATGAAATCATGGCGGTCCTATTTAATATTAAGGGGAAGATAGACAAAAAGAATGATATAGCGTGCATTGATGCTATTATTAGAGTTTTTGAAATGATAGACCAGTTGGATTTTTTAAATAAGAGGGCGATATTTGTGTATGTGAGAGAGATTAGTGGGTTAAACTCCAAACAGCTCTCTTCGTCAATGTCTACCATAAGAAAGCATTACCGAGAAATTAAGAAAGATGAGAAATTCTTTTTGTAGGATTATAGGACATGAAAATGAGTGATTTAATTGAAAGAATAGAAAAATCAAAGCAAAAAGTTAAAGAGTTTTCAGATTTATTAGATTCACTTGAATCTATAGCAGACAAGAAAAAAGCGCTCTGGAAAGAGATTTATGAAAATGCAATTAATGACAGAGAAAATGCATACATTCTTTTTCATGAAGCGTATGCCTCTATGTCTAACACAGCGGCTGAGCATATTTCAGTAGGACCTATTTTAAACAAATACTTAGAGCGAATGACGCGCTCGAACGAGCAGCTTATTAAGTTAGCTGATTTAATAGCTCGGGCAGAAGATCGTGCTGCAATCATCGATCCAGATGAATTATTTTCTAAGATTACGGAGTAAAAGATATGGGTGACGCTAGAGCAAAAATGGGCACCCCGGGGACTGATGTCAAGGGTGCCATGATCGGCACTGACGGCGGTGGCGGAAGAGTACTTTATAAGGCTGTCGTGGTAGAATATTTAAACGACCCATCAGTTTGGACTGAAGAAAATCTAGGAAAGAAATTTGGAGCCGACGTTGAAGACCCTGAGGACGATTCCTACAAAGCCTTTCGCATCAGCAACCCGCAGTTCCTCACAGGTGCTCCTCGAAATTCCTGCGTGGTTAGACCTATATCACAGGGATTTGATAAACAACAGCCGCCTATTCTGGCCTATGCATTTTTTCCACCGCACCTGTGCTTTCCTGTTAAGCCAGGTGAACAAGTTTGGCTCATAACTGAGTCTCCTTCAAGCATTGGGGAATTACCGATGTGGATGTGCAGAGTCCCCGAAAGACTTCAGGTTGATGATCTTAATTTTACCCACGGAGATAGGAAATTATCTACAGTTACTTCACAGACTACTAGCGAAAAATTAGAGCAAGAAGATGAAAGCAAGTACACTATACCTAAATTCCCGAACGGCACTGGAAGAAGCGCTAGCGAAACTAGCTTAAAGCCAGAACTTGGTAACAACGAAGAGACTCCATTCGAAGACCAAGATAATTCTTATGATGTGATAGTCACAAATTCAGTGGCCTATACAACTGACTTTACTCCAGAAGAAGTTCCGCGATTTACAAAGCGCCCAGGCGATTTGGTACTTCAGGGGTCTAATAATACTGCAGTTATCTTGGGCGAAGATCGAGGCTGGCCAGCTGGAGAAGACCCAACCGACGCCGAGCACAGTAATGCCACTGAAGGTTATGAAGATCTTCCAGCTTTTAAAGGCACTATTGATATCGTCGCTGGTCGAGGAAGATTTTTTGGAGATGAATTAATCGGAGAGACTACTGCCGACGCCGCCGGAGATGATCCGGAAATGACTCAACCCCGCCTAACTGCCAACGAAAGAAAAGATGGGACCAGTTATATAGAAGTTGATAAAAACCCAGACGCAAATGAACTTGATCATGTGCCGCCAGAAGGCGATCCAGATTTTGTGAGAGATTGTTCTAGAGTATACGTTTCTATGAAAACTGACGGAGATAAAAATTTTGGTATTAGCGCTGGTCTACCAGAACCATTTACTATAGCGACTGGTTTTGAAACTGCAATTGAAGATGTAGACGCGTCCCCGTACGTAGTAATAAAATCAGACGAAGTGAGATTAATTGCAAGAAAAGATGAAGACAATGATGTCAACGGAAGTATACGCATCGTTAAACAAGGCACCCCTGATGATGATTTAGCAACGATTGTTCTTCTATCAGACGGAACAATTCAAATAAGCGGAGCTAAAATTTATCTAGGAAGACATGTGGATGATGGTGGGGTCGGTGAAGATGATGAAGCTCCCGGGGAAGGAAACTCTCAGCCATATGTCAAATATCAGCAGCTTGAAGAAGTCTGGCAAGCATTTATGGATGAAGTGTCTGCATTCTGCGATACTGTCTTGACTCATACTACACCGGGCTATGGAGCACCGTCTGTGCAGCTAAATCAAGCTGCAACAGATTTAAAATCTGCCATAAGTTCAACCCATAAGGGAGATATTGCAAATGTACAATCCGAGAGAATATTCGGAGAATAGGAGAAAGAGATGCCATTAGCAGCAGCAAAGCCAGGACTTCAATCTGACATTGAAGCCGCATTTTTAGACGTTTTAAACGCAGGGAAGGAAGATGGAGCCTCCCCCGAAGGAATAATCGCGCAGTTAGCCGCAGATTTAGCAAACGCCATCGATACCTATACGACCAGCGCTTTAGTCATAACTGACCCCGGGCAAATGGTGAATACAGCGGTTGTAACTGCTGGCTCCCCGGCAGCACAAGCCGGTACAGGTATAGGAGCGACGACTGCATCTGGAACGGGTTCGCTCACCTAACGCTTAAACTTTCCACATAAACTTACGTGAAAGATAATTATTTACGGTAATGGAAGGGTTTCAATGGCCGAACAAAATCAAAATTACAAAGTCTATGATTTTCAGTCTGTGGGAGAATCTCTAGAATCTTTCAGACAAAACAGAAGAATAGGCGAATCGACTCCAACTCCAATTGGAATTCAGACTCCAATGACTATGGCCACTGCAGAAGGAGGTTTATTTGTCATGAACACTTCTTTGACTGAACAGATAAAAGATAATTTTAAAAATCTATTAATGACTAACCATGGTGAACGTCTAGGATTATATGATTTCGGTGCCAATCTTCAAGAGCTGACCATGGAACTTGGATCTGAAGCTTTTGATACTGAAGCAATTAGAAGAATTAAAGTGGCTTGCGGAAAATATATGCCATATTTGAATCTTAGTACATTCGAACCAGTTGTTGATAAAACTACAGAATCTCTAGGGGGTATATCTAAAGTTGGTTTGAAGATAACATATTCTGTACCGTTGTCTAAATCTGGTCCTCAGCAAATTCAAATAACTTTATATACGGCAGGATAAAATGGCAGCTAATACCAGTAAATCATCATCAAAACTTAGTTCAAAAAGTTATTTAGGAAAAGACTTTCAGTCTTTTAGGTCTGATCTGGTAACCTATGCTAGAAATTATTTTTCAGATAAAATTCAAGATTTTTCAGAAGCAGGCTTGGGAGGATTATTCGTAGAGTTGGCCGCGTATGTAGGCGATACTATGTCTTTTTACTTGGACCATCAGTTTAACGAATTAAATCCCGAAACCGCAATTGAAGTGCGCAACATTCAGAGTCATGCTAGAAACGCAGGAGTAAAAATTGCTGGTGCTGCTCCAGGCGTTGCTACAGTAACTTTTTATATTGAAGTTCCAGCATCGCTTCTTACAGATGGATCTTATTTTCCAGACACAACTTCTTTTCCAATTATTAAAGCATCTACAGTCTTGCTTTCTAATGGAGGAATAAGTTTTACTTTAACTGAAGATGTAGACTTCGGCGAGACAGACTCTAATGGCGTGTTGTTATCTGCTTACGCTATTTCATCGACTGACGCATCTGGAAATCCAACCGCCTATATTTTGACTAAAGATCAAGTGTGCGTATCTGGAAAAATAAAAATAGATAGATTTAATATCCCCAATTCTTTGGTTCCTTTTAGAAAGATTACGTTAACTAGACCAGATGTAACGGAGATAATCAGCCTACAAGATTCTTCAGGAAATCAATTTTATGAAGTAGAATCGTTAACAGAAGACACTGTGTTTAGGAGGGTACAAAATTTGGGAGCAGATAGAGATGACGTATCCGATAATCTTGAAGTTATTCCTGCTCCATATCGTTACGTAACTAGAGCTGATTTTACCACTCGCTTAACATCCATTCAATTTGGATCAGGAGATGCTGCTTCTACAGATGACGATATAATTCCCGACCCCAGTGATTTAGCTTTACCTCTTTATGGAAAGCAAACCTTTCCAAAGTTTTCTCTTGATCCCAACAAATTATTAAGAACTCAAACTTTAGGAATTTCTCCTGTTAATACGACGCTTGTTGCAGAATATAGATATGGAGGCGGTTTGAATCATAATGTGGCTGCAGAATCTATAAGAAATATTTCAAGCTTACAAATCATGTTCCCTCAAGCCCCTTCTTCAGAAATTCAAAACTCAGTTATTAAATCTATAGACATTAAGAATATT